ATCGATGCGATTGTTCACTTCTGTGACATGAATTCAATTGATGTGGAGTCCGTACCAAAATTGATTTCAAAACCTCTTAAAGAGAAGTTGAAATATGAAGCAATGGAGTTAAACTTTTTAAAGAGAACCTCCCGAGCAAAACTACCCCTTTGACATGATGCCCTTTGATGCTTATAAAAGCTATTTGTCATTAAAAAATCACTTTACAAAAGAAAAGTACGACTACCATAAGTATTGTGGTAAGAGTCGTGCTACCGTAAAATCATTTTATAAACGCAAAGATCGCTTCTGGTTTGAGAAACTTGCACGTAATAAATCAGATCAAGAAGTAATAGAATTTTTTGTATCCAACTTTATCACCTGTACTGATCCATCTAAACTTTGGATTGGAGAAATGATTCGAGAGGGTGAAGGTAGATACGTTTCATGGAAGAAGCGTACTCAATCTCTTTCCTATGTTTTTAAACAAGAGACTGAGAAATTACTTGACGATAGTAATATCGACTCGATGTTTGCAATGGATGGTTCTCGACATCCACAAATACTTAAGGAACATCTTAAAGGAAATATTTCATTGGAAACAATGGTTATCCTTGATAGAATCTTAGGTTATAAAAGTAACTGGGATAAGCAATTAACTGATCCAGTGTGGGAATCCGTCAGTATGAAGATAAGAAAATATTCACCTTTCCTAAATATTGATGTATTTCGTTATAAAAAAATTCTTAAAGAAGTAGTTTTAGGAGAAGCATGAGTTTTTTTGAATCTGAAGTAGTCCGTGCAGAAATGACGGAGATTCAGGAACTTCAAGAAGAAGTTTATAGTAATGTTTTTAAGTTTCCCTCTATGTCAAATGAGGAGAAAAGATTTCACGTCGGGCTTCTAGAAAAACTACTGGACAAACAAAAGGTTCTTTATACAAGACTGAGTTTGTCTGATGATCCTGAAGCAAAGATGATGAAAACCCGCATCGCAGAATCTGCTACGATGATGGGACTGCCTAAAGACGTTGACATCAGTGTCATCTTCTCTAACATGGGTAAGATGCTCGATGCAATGAAAAAGCAGATTGACAATCAGGGTTCTGACTTGTAGAATAACGAAGTACCCAAAAGCCAAATCCTACAAATACAAAGTACAATGTCCTTTTCTGATCTCAAAAAGCAATCCTCTATTGGTTCCCTGACTTCCAAACTTGTTAAGGAAGTTGAGAAGATGAACAACACTGCCAGTGGAGGTGATGATCGCCTTTGGAAACCCGAAGTCGATAAAGTGGGTAACGGTTTCGCTGTACTCCGTTTCCTCCCCGCCCCTGAAGGAGAAGATCTCCCCTGGGCAAAGATGTATTCCCATGCCTTCCAAGGTCCTGGTGGTTGGTACATCGAAAACTCTCTGACAACTCTGGGACAAAAGGATCCCGTGTCAGAGCACAACCGCGAACTGTGGAACAGCGGTGTCGAGTCTAACAAAGATGTTGTTCGTAAGCAGAAGCGTAAGCTGTCTTACTATGCAAACGTCTATGTTGTGAAAGATCCTACCAACCCTCACAATGAAGGTGGTGTCTTCCTGTATAAGTTTGGTAAGAAGATCTTTGACAAGATCATGGAAGCCATGCAACCTGAGTTTGAGGATGAAACTCCCATCAATCCTTTTGACTTCTGGCAAGGTGCAAACTTCAAACTGAAGATTGTCAAGAAAGATGGTTACTGGAACTATGACAAGTCTGAGTTTGAAGCACCTGCTCCTCTGCTGAGCGATGATGATGCGATGGAAGCAATCTGGAAGAAAGAGTATTCTCTTGCCGGACTGACTGCTGCTGATCAATTCAAGTCTTATGAAGATCTTGAGCGTCGTCTGAAGTATGTCCTGGGACAGAAGTCTCGTCCTACCACTCCTGTGGATGAAGAGACTGAGTATGATGACTATGCTGCAAAAGAAACTGCAGAGCGTCAGATTCAAGAGTCTCTGTCACGTTCTAAGCCTGACTTCAACTCTCCTGACATTACTGCATCTACACCAGTTGCATCCAAGGATGAAGATGAAGACGATGCACTCTCTTACTTCCAGAAACTGGCAGAGAGTTAATCAAACAACTTAATATCTTCTCCTCTCTTAAGGGTTCTGCTCACATACTGGGTAGAACCTTTTCTATATGGCATGAGTCTATCAACATCATCAAGAATGAGTTCAAGATACTCTGCTTTAATTAGATAGATATTTCTTTTTGATTCTTCTTTACGAACTTCGTATGTATAGTTTGAAATTGCATCTACCTCATTTACCCTTATTACATAACCATCACGTTTTCTATCAAAGTATTCAGTCTTGAAATTTTTTTGAACCTTTAATCCTTTTGGAACAACTATTTCTCCAGAATCATTTTTAAGTTCTCTTGTTTCATAGTGATGAATATTGTTTGCTTTTTCTATGCTCCCGTATTTTTTAATTAGGAAATCATTAAATGCTTGCTGAGTTAAAGTCCATTCAGTTTGAACATTAGTAATATTATTTGATAGTAAAACTACCCAATCAAAAGTTTCATCTCCATATACTTTAAAGGCAACATTATCTGGACGATCATCCCCTTCAATTTGATATCGAGTAAAGTATGCTAGATTCTTAAGTATGTCCTCTCGAATTTTTACTCTCTTAAAAAGATTTTTGACGACAGTAAAGTCACCGATGCTTTTACCATCAGAACTTCTATTGACATATTCAAATTCTGGGACTTGTCTAAAGTAACTTGCCATTAGAATCCTATGCTAGAATCAGCTACACCTTGATAATCATTTTCAGTCAGAGGTTCGAGTTCTGTAAATTGCATATTGATCTGATATGATGTCATTGTTTTTGAGGGATCATCATATGTCATATATGTTCCGTCAGGTGTGTAATTAGTATTTAGAGCAGTCAAGGCACATTCTTTTATTTGTCCGATAGATGGATGTGTTTGGTTGTCAGAGGTGAGATATTTTATTTTAAATATATTTGGTGAAATGGTGAATAAAGAACTCTCTGATTGTTTTACTGACATTCCTTGTTTAAAGAATCTAATTATTTTTTTTATTTGAGTGGCTTCTGGAGCACTTCTTGCAGACATTGTAAAAGAAAAGGTAAAGTTTCTAAGAGCAGGTGAATTAAGAAGAAGTTCCATATTCGGATTGAGAATTGCACCTGTAGTTCTTGGTATCAATCCCGAACCACCAACTGCGGATTGTGCAAGATAAACTCTTAAAACATTTATTATATTTTGTGCTTCTTTTGATCTAATTGCTGCCTGTATATCTTCCGCAGGAGATCTTAGCGCGTCTAATAATGTTTTTGCAGCTCCAGTTGGATCCATAGATGCTGCAGCCATCAAACCTGTGACAGGATTTAATCTACTCTCTGTGTAATTAACCGTATTTGAATCTTGAACACCACCTTGAATTGGTAATAAAACTGATCCAGTTATGGTAGTAGTTGTTCGTTCTCCAAAACTTAGTGGATTACTTAAATCTGATCCACTAAATGTAATTGATCTTCCGGATCTAGCCTCCATTTGAAACTTTATTCTATCTTGCGTTGATCTTAAGATATCTAATGGGTAGAATAAATCTTCGTATTCATCTCTTCTAAATCCAGGTGTAATGTTTATATTTGCAGGAGTTCCAAAAGTTACATTATCTAATGTTTCTAATGCACCTCCAATTAAATCTGCAGGTGTTGTTTGAGATGCTATGTTATCATGGGTAGAAAATTGAGGTTGCCAAAAAGATGGATTACTTGCTTGTTGATCGCTCGTAAATAAATTTGTTAATGCATTAATTGATGCATCATTTAGTTCATGAGTTATTGACGTTTGTCCAGTTTTTACAAATTCTTTTCTTAAAGATAAGTCAGTGTAAATTGTATCTTTGTTGTCATTTCTTACAGTAACATAACTTCTTCCATTAATATCAGTAACTAAATCAGAAGATTTTTCACTTGATTTATAATCTTGAACTAATTTATCTGTTGCTGTTTTATCTCTTTTTCCATCACTGCCATATACAATAATTTCTTCTACAATTCTCTTATTTGTTACTTTACCATTTTCCGCAGTGGTAATGGTTCTAAAAATCCTATCCTTACCATTAATATTTTTTGTAAGCGGTTCGCTCGTGGCTTTTTGGGCAGGCATTATAGATAAACTTTTTTCTATTTAGATGTTCTTTATATAATATGCGTATGGGATATCAAGGATTGTTTGTATTTCACTTTGTCTTACAATGTGTAGTTGTCCAGGTATCTCTTGCCATGTATAATTTCTAATTTTATCCCAGTGAAAATTGATTCCTCTGAACCCCCAACTGAATACATCCGTGACACCAACTAATGGATGTTGATCATATTCAATCCTTGGTGTCTTAGCATTGTATATAAACGTATAAGTTTCCCCTGCATCTGGGATGATAACAGTTTCATTTAAGATGCCTGTTATCTCAATCATCATCTCTTCGGGATCACCCAAATCTCTGATTGAATCTTTGACACGTTCTAATCTATTACTACCTACCTGCCTTTCAAACTCAAAATCATCTTCCATACTTGATACCTAATTCGTCTTCTGTGATGATTTTGAATTCTATTCTTCTGTCAGCACACCATTCACGAGCTGACTTCCACTTCGCTTGATTGATTGCATAAGTTTTGCATTCAAATAATGATGATTTACTTGTAGGTTTCCTTGTTTGTTTCTTAGGTTTAACTTCAATAACATATGTTTTCACTTGTCCTGTACTTTCTTTTACCTTTATGATAAAGTCAGGAAAGTATCTGTGAACTCTACGATCAACGGGAGAAACATAAGGTATAAAAAATTCTTCGCTCCCCCACTCTAATATATTTTCTGTCAAGTCGCACCACTTACAGAAGCGACGTTCCCAGTTACTTCTGCATATTATATTGTTAGCATTGCCCTTATATTTTTGAGGATTGGAAGGACTGTAAATACTTTTCTTACTAACTCCCATACATAATATATACGGTAAAAACTATTTAGATGGCAACGCCAAAACCTAGAGCAAGGAATGTTGCTGATTTAAAAGCAAGTATTTTAAATCCTTCTCTTACTTCTACATATGAATGTCATTTTAATCCACCTCCGTCTGTAAAAAGTTGGATGAATCGATCTTCTTTGGGGAGTGGATATAATTTTAATAAAGATGAAAAACTTACGTTATCTTGTAGAGAAGCATCACTTCCTGGAACTTCATTAGCTACTCATACACTTGATAATGATCACACTGGTGTCACTGAGAGGCATGTATATAGGAGGCAGTATGATACGACAGCATCATTTACTTTTTACGTAGATGATGTATATGATAACATTTACTTCTTTGAAAATTGGATTAGATTTATAGTGAATGAACCAATTGATGATCGTCCTAATTTTAATTACAGAGTAAACTTCCCGTCAGAATATAAAACAAAGATTTTTATCAGAAAGTTTGAGAGAGATTATAAAGGAAGGAACTTAGAGTATACATTTATAGATGCATATCCAGTCTCCATAAATCAAATGCCCGTTAATTATGATGCATCTCAAATTTTACAATGCACGGTAAACTTTAATTTTTCAAGATACATATTAAATAACACGAGTAATCAACCGAACGTATTTGATTATTCGTCTTCATTTAAAAGTCTTAGTGAACTACCTGGTTTTCCAGTTGGTTATACGGAAGTTAACCGCTCTTTTATTAACAACAATACGCAGGAGAGATCGACTTGGATCACACCTAATGGAGAAACAATCACTACTATTGATCGTGTGCCTCAATAATAAATACTCATACTGAATAACATATCATGCCTTTACCAAAGATTTCTACACCAACATATGAGTTGGAATTGCCTTCATCTGGAAAAACAATTAAGTTTCGTCCCTTTCTTGTAAAAGAAGAAAAGTTATTGGTTCTTGCACTTGAGAGTGATGATCCTAAAGAGATTACCAATGCTGTCAAAGCTGTCTTAAAGGACTGTATTCAAACACGCGGTGTAAAAGTAGAAACACTCCCTACTTTTGATATTGAATATCTCTTCCTTAATATTCGTGGTAAGTCTGTTGGGGAAGATATTGAAGTCAGTGTTCTCTGTCCTGATGACAATGAGACATATGCAGATGTTCAAATTAGTATTGATGATATTCAAGTAACTAAGGACAAGGATCATTCAAATAAAATAAAGATTGATGAAAATTTAATGATGGAGATGAAATATCCCTCTTTGAATCAATTCATCAAAAATAATTTTGATTTTAGTAACGATAATCAAGTTGATCAATCATTTGATTTGATCGCCTCATGCATTGACAAAGTTTACAGTGCAGATGAAGCATGGACTACTGATGATTTTACAAAGAAAGAAGTTTTAGACTTCCTAGAGCAAATGAATTCTACTCAATTTAAACAAATTGAGAATTTCTTTACCACAATGCCTAAACTTAGTCATGAGGTTGAAGTTGTAAATCCAAAGACAAAGAAAAAGAACATGGTAGTGCTTGAGGGACTTGCAAGTTTTTTCGCGTAGCACTCTCCCATATGAATTTGGAGAGTTACTTTAAGTTAAATTTTTCTTTGATTCAGTTCCATAAATACTCATTAACAGAGATAGAAAATATGATTCCTTGGGAGAGAGATGTTTATGTTGAACTCCTAAGATCTCATTTGGAAGAAGAGAAACTTAAGATGCAACAACAGCAGGGGCAATGAATCTAGACGATCTTTTAAAGTCAATCAGAGAAGAAGATGATGACTCTAAAGGAGCGAAGATAGATCCTGAAAAGTTTTTAAAAAGAAAAACTTTTGAAAATCCTTTAAAAGGACAACAGTTTACTGCTCCTAGTATTCCTGGTAGTGTCAATAAACCACAGATTAAACCTGTTATTGTTAATATAGATCCTGAAAAATTAGTTCCACCATCTGATGATAAAGAAGAAAAGACAGAAGTAAGTCAACAGTTAATTAAAAAACTTGATGAATTAATTCAGGTTATCAAAGCTGATAATGATCTAGAGGAAGACAGACAAACCTTTGAAACAAGATCATTATTAAGGACTAGGAGAGAGGAAAGAGAAAAAAGAATAGAAAAGAGAGATCCCTTCTCCGCTGTTGGAAATACTGTAGGCGCTGTTAAAAAGAAATTTGGAGACATAATTAATACTGTTGTTAGATTTTTGGTATTCACTCTGTTAGGTGGATTACTTACATTTGTTACTAACTTTCTGAAGGATCCAAAAAATAAAAAATTTATTGAGGACGCTCAGAAATTTTTGTTCGTTGATATTCCTGAGTTCTTTAGAGAAACGAGGAGAAAACTACAACCAATTATCGATTGGTTTAAAGAAACAATTCCGAAAGTTAAAAAATTTGCAGAAGACTTTCGATTGTTACTAGCGAGGTTTCCTTTTATAGGACAATTTTTTGCTACAGAAGAAGAAAAAAATAAAGGATTACCATCTGCTCCTGGAACAACACTAAAACCAGGACAAGGTGTTCCTTTACCTAATGTTGGACCTGGAGGAATACCTATGATAATACCTTTTGCTACTGGTGGTTTAGCGATGGGAACAGACACTGTACCTGCTTTGTTAACACCAGGTGAATTTGTAATGAGTCGTGGTGCCGTTGAAATGTTTGGCGCTGACACCATGATGGCAATGAATAAAGCTGGTGGTGGAACAAACAAACCTAAGTATGGACTTGTCCCTGGATACGAGGGTGGTGGTGCTGTTGTTAAAAAACTTCCTCAAAAGGGAAGAGATTTTTGGACATTGGTTGCAGTAGCAGCGACTGAGGATAGTGATCCACAGGCATGGGCAGACGTAGCACAATCCATTTATAATAGAGCAGCATCTGGTGTTTACGGTGGTGGAAGTGATATAAGACAAATAATTCTTACACCTGATCAGTATGAACCAACATGGAAACACCCAAGAGTGAAAGTAGAGAGGACTCCAAATCCAGAATGGTATGATATTACGGATATTGAGAGTGCTGCTATTGCCACTGGACAGTCAGTTTCATATCTGCAGAGAGTTGCAGATGCCATTCAAAATCCAAAACTTCAAGAAGAAGCAAGAAGATTTGTTGGTGCGAGAACTGACTTCATGGGTGGTGATGAAAATGCAAATTTTGCGGAGGGTGATGTAAGGAGAGGTAAGAAAGGTGAAGATAATTTCTTTGGATCATTTGTAGGTCCTGGTTCTAGAGGATATGCAGCAACTAATCCTGATCCTGCTGCTATTCCGTCTTTTGTTGGCACTCAACAAATGGTTGCTCCTCCACCACCAGTCATGCCAGCGTACAGCACTGGTGCTATGCAAGGTCCTGCCTTTGGTGATGATCAAACTGCACTAGAGCATCTAAAAAAATTAAATATCCAAAGACAAAATGACATCAAAAAACATGAGAATTTTCAGTTTATTTTTAATACTCTAAGAAGGTTTCTTCCAGTATCTACACCTAATTTTAACTCATCACAAAACATCATTGTGTTGCCAACGGTGAAACAAGATCCTGCAAATAAACCATCTGTTCAGGCTAATAAGGCACCAATACCAGAGTTCACTGTGTCGTCTGGCATTAAGATGAGATCATTAGTGGGTAAGTCACTTGGTATTGAGGACTTAGTAACATGATTAAATTAACTGATTTCAATGCTGCGGTAGATACGTATAAGAAAAATTTTCTTATTAGAAAGAAAAGATTTAAGAACACACAAACACAAGCAAGTGTTCAAAAAAGAGCGAAGAGGGAAAATAGAATTGAGATAGGCAAGTTTGCAAAACGTGTTGGTGGAGGTTTTGCAAAAAAATTCAAACCCACTGGTGGAGATTTTTTAAATGATCTGCTACGCTTTGCTGGATTTACAATCTTAGGATTAATCGTAGCAAATATTGATAAGATTGCAATTGCATTAAAAAATACGATTGAAAAGATTAAAGAAGTAGCAAACGATCTAAGAATATTTTATGAGGAAAAAGTAAAACCTTTCTTTGAAACTGTTTACAATTCAGCGAAAAGTGCATATGAAGCGATCAAGGGAATTTCTGATTTCTTTATTGATGTAAATCCTTTAAATGAATTTAGTGATCTATTAGATATTGTCATGTATGGTATCCTTGGTATGGGATACAAAATGGGATCATTGAATGCACCCAAAAAACCTAAACCACCTAAACCACCTGCAAAAACTCCCACTAAAACTCCTGTCAAGACACCAGCTAAAGTTCCTGCCAAGACATTATCTAGAACCCCTGCTAAGACAACTGCTCCTGCCAGAACCATTGCAAAAACCTTTGCACCATCAATACCTGTTACTGCAGGAAGAGGCACAGGAACAGGTACAGGCACTGGAGTTCCAAAAGCTACAACTGCCGCTGGAATGCTTTCCGATGATTTATTAGACATTTTAAAAAAATCAAGTGATGCTTCCATAAAAAGTGCGGCAGAAGAATTTCTTAAGTTAAAAGAATCAGAACCTTTTAGTAAAGGTTTAGATCCTACAAAAGATCTTAGTAAGAATATTGATAGTACATCTAGAGCGAATTTTAAAAAATTTATTGAAGCATTAGAAAAAGAAAAATTAAAAGCAGATCTAAAATTTAGAGGGAATTTAGGACTTGATACGCCAGAGGGAGCAGCAGCCGCGCAACAAGCTGCTATGGATATCAAGTCAGATCTTGATAAGGGAAGATCTTTAAAACCGGGAGCAAGTGTCCTTGATGATTTATTGGGTGTACCAAAACCAAAACCCACTCAAACCTTATCTACATTTGAAAAACTACAAAGTCAATTTAAATATTTAACTAAGGGACTAGATTTCAGGATAGATATAAAAACTCCTATATTTAATGCGATAAAAAGTGCAAAGTCAAACCCTAAACAATTTGCTTTAAATACATTAGGTGGTGGATTAAAAACTGGAGGAACTCTTGCCTTAGGATTTATAATAGAGGGTTTGGCTAATGCGATAGGAAAAGCAATTTCAGATTCTCTTCCTTATGATCCAAAATTTAAAACCCTTGGATATTTTGGACTGATAAGTAAAGAAAGAATAGCTGCAACCACAGCACAAGAAATTTTAGATCGTGATGCTGATCAGCAAGTAATAGCAATTGACAGATTAATTAAAGCAGCAGAGAGCACACCTGCTTTTTATGATCTCTCTGGACAACAGAAAAAAGAATCTGCCCGTGCTATTTTAGACGCCATAATTAAAATTAGAGCATCAGAACAAAAGACAACTAAAGAAAAATTAGAAGAGAATGCTGAAAAAATTGATGAAGCTCTTCAGTCTAGAACACCATTAACACCTGAAATATTATCGCAGACTATTTCATTTGGAACAAATATAACTTTTGGAAAACAAGAACCTTCCTCTAATACCAACATAGCATTTAATCCTCCTTCAAGGTTAAATACTATTGCACAAGGATTAGATCAGGAAACGACTTATAGTAATCAAGGAATGGTTACTATTAAAGAAACTCTCATAGCTATTCAACCCATAGAAGTACCGGCAGCATAATGCAAGGATTACCAATTAATAATAAAATATTAGAAGTTTATTCTAATGAAGATAATAACTCTGTGGACATCAGAGGTGGAGTTCCTGTATTAGAATATCGTGAAAGTGTTCTGTGTCCTTACATTACCATTGATATGGTTGTTGTCGATACCGGTACAGCAATTGGAGCAAAAGAAAAAACTGGCGAAAGGGGAACAGTTGGTATACTTGACACAATAAAATTTCAAGGAACTGAAAAATTTAAATTAAAATTAGAAGATCAAAATGGAAATGTAATTGATTTGTCTGGTGATAATGATCTTAGAGTTGCAAGGACAAGGATAGGTGGTAGAAGTATAAGAGAATCATCTTGCACATTGCAGGTTGTTTCTAAGGAAGCATTTGATAATTGTCTCTATGAAAATAGATTGAAAGACACATATAATGCCAAGGGTGAAGTAATAATAAGAAAGGCATTAGATTCATTAGGAACTGAAAAAAGTTTTTTCTTTGATACGACAGAGAAAAGTATATACAAGCAGGGTAATGCACTTTATCCATTTGATATGTGTTTAGACATTCAAAAAGTTTCAATCCCTGAAGGAATTGATAGTGCAGGATTTCTTTTTTGGGAAACATCAAAGGGATTTAATTTTAGATCCCTTGATAAAATGTTTGATCCTGCCGGAAAAACTATAAAAAAATATATGGAGACTGGTTTTGCAGACAATCGTATAACTCCAGGATTTAATGGTAAGATTCTGAGATCTAGTTTTGTAATGATAACAGATATGTTAAGTCAATTTGAAAAAGGTGCATATAGTTCAAGACTTGAACTATTTGATATTTTAGGTAGTAATAATAGGTATTCAGAAAGAACAAGAAAT